ATTGTAATATAAGTGATAACACAATTTAAAAAGAAAGGAAATGTTTATGAAAATTAATATAATTGAAAATATACCAGTTTTCTTTGGGCTTTTAATTATATATTCACTATTTGCTTTTTTAATTTGGGTGATAAAAAAACCTTCAGTTTGGTTAGTTAATTATTTTAAATGGCTTATAAAAACTAAATTAACATATGTTGATAATGACGATAAAAATAAAAACTTAAAATAATTCTATGTTCCATAAGGGTAAATTCGTATAAAATTCAATTTTAAGAAACAATCTTTATAACCTATTGATTTAATTCATATCGAGATTCTAAGAAATAATCTTAATCTTTAAATTCTATACATATTTCCCTATAAGAACATTAAAATTTAAAAATATTTAAAATTTGAGGATAATAAAAAAATGAAACTTTTTAAAAAACCAAAAGGATTTTCTTTTGAAATAGGATGTGCTGATATTAAAGGAAAACGAAAATGGTTTATATACATAGGTAAACAAAAATTAAGGCATATAAGACCAACTTACAATCCAAAGAATTTTAAGAGATTTTATTTTGGATATGAAAATAGTGATTATAGCAAATGGAAGAATGCTTATCATGGTGGAATTAAATTTGATATTATGATAGGAACCATGAGAAGACCTATTCCAAAGTTTTATAAAAAAGAATTTTGGTCTAAAGATTATATGATACAGGAACCGGCAACTAACCCTTGGAACTCAGGTAATCATTGGTTTATATTAACTATTCCATTATTAATATTTCCATTTTTTATGATAGGATTTGGAGCTGGGAAAGACAGCCTGGAATTTATATAGGAACGAAAACTTATGAAGTTAATGAAACCAGTCAAGGATTAGGAAAATATAATGAAGGAAATCCTGAAATTCATTTAGAGAAAGAACCTTATCCTGACATAGTTGCTTGGGGAAATAACAAAGAAAAGAATAATTTATATATGTGTTTGTCAGCTTCTTTGAGAGACGATATAGTTGATGGATAAAATATAATTCAACTAAGAACAAATATCATAAGAATTTAACTCATTTAATATTAAATATATATCTTAATATGGATAAAATAAAAAACCTTTATATAACGAGTTAAGAAAGTTTAAGAATCATTTTATAAATAAAATATCATTTAAATAAAAAAGGAAATATTTATGAAAATGAACAATTATGATTCTAAAGAATTCATATTTTTTAAAACATTAAATTTTATTTAACTATTTAAAGGAGGAATTTAATTTTGTATACAATTAAAATTAATCAATCTGGATCATTAATATATCATAATAAAAAATATATTAAAACTCCATGTATAATAAAAACTAATAATAAAAAATTAATTGAAAATCAAATAAGAAAATTAGGAATAGTTAATTTCTCAATTAAATCAGATTTAAATATGATACATGAAATAATAAATACAAAATTAAAAAATCCACCATCTTCTTTTGTTTTAGGATGTAATAAAGACATAAAGGATAAAAGAGATTTTCAAATAAAAAATATTATTAAATCAAAAAAATTAAATGATATAAATTTAAATATTCCAAATGTAATTGATTATTCAAATGAAATGACTCCAGTTAAAAATCAAAAGAGATTAGGGAGTTGTGTCGGATTTGCAATAACTGCTATGAAAGAATGGCAAGAACAAAAAGAACATAATAGAGAATTAAAAGAAGGAAAGAAATATAAAAGAAAAGAAAAATATTATAATTTTTCTGAAATGTGGGCTTATTATAAATCAAAAGAAATAGATCCCTGGCCTAATGAAGAAGGAACTTCAATTAGATGTGCAATGAAACAATTATCTAAACATGGAATTCCTCCAGAAAAAGCTTGGCCTTATAATGATAGAATAAAAGGAAAACCTAAATCTTGGTCTAAGATGATTGCTAAATGGGGATTAGGTGGAAGATATTTTAGAATAAATAATGTTAATGAACTAATAAATTCTTTATATAAATATGGCCCAATAGTTATTGGTATATTATGTTTTAGAGAAATATTCAATCCTAAAAAAGGAGTCGTTCCTTATCCTAAGAATCCTCATGAAATATTTGGTGGACATGCAATTTGTATTACTTCTTATAATAAAAAACAAAAATTATTTAAATTTAAGAATTCATGGGGAATAAATTGGGGAAATAAAGGATATGGATATTTATCATATAGATATATTAATGATTTTATGATAGATGCATGGGTTATGTTAGATGTGAATGTTTCTAAAAATATGTTAAAATAAAATTCTATGTTTACTATAAGGAAATATGTATAAATATTAAATTTAAGAAACAATCTTTATAACCTATTGATTTTATTAATACCGAGATTTTAAGAAACAAATTTAATCTTATAATTATATACATATTTACCCTATGGAACATAGAATTATTTAAAAGAAAGGAAATTATAATATGAAAACAAAAGTATGTCATAATGGTAAATGTAGATTAGAAACAAAATTCGGAGCTCCTCAAACATGTCCAAAATGTAAGGGACATAATCCAAGTGGAACAATTCTTCCTAAAGATTGTAATAATAAAGAGAAAATACATATTAATGAAATTTCAAAATAAATTTTTGAATCATATTAAAATTGAGAACAAATAATTAAAATTATAAGAAATTTGGAGGATTAAAATAAATGACTATTCCTAATAAAATTGATCATATTCAAACTAAAAATATTGCACCATCTTTGTATAATAAATATCCAGATTTTAATGAGATAGATCAAGGACTTATTGGAAATGGGAAATCTCTTAAATCATATATTGATGAAATTGGATCTGATTGTATTAAGACATAATTCTGGAGCAGCAATGAACAAAGAATTTAACCAAAATACTCTCAACTTACTCAACAAAGGCTATAGCTATAAATGGAGTGTAAAATGACAACTAAAACTGAACTGACAGAAATAAGAAAATATGAAAAAAGATCAAGAGATTGAAAAAATACTTTCAACATGTTCTGCATCAACGAAGGCTACAGCTCTAACATTCTTCCCTGAGTGCTCTCGTGTACCTTTTGCTGAAAATATTCATGATAATCTAATCGATGGAAAGGCGAACAAAGTAGCAATTGCGAGGTATCATCTATGATTTAATAATATGACAGATTTTCAATGTAGGAGAAATTATGTCTAATATACAAGAATTTGTTTTTGGTTTTTTTATAGCTATAATAGTATTCATTATAATAATAGCTATAAGTTTAGTAAAGATAAGAAATAAGAACAATAGTATAGGTGTACAAGTAGGTCAATTAATATTTAACAAAGAAAAGTAAAGATCTGTCATATTAAATTTTTAACTTACAATAAATTCCCAGAGAAAGCCAGGAGGCTTTAGCACCTGGAACGTTCACAAGGAATATTATATATATTGTGAGTACAGAAACATATTGTCCAAAATTTGGTACGTGTTGTAAAGATGAATGTATAGATTATAAAAAAGATATCATGTATAAATTAAAATAGAGAACGTTAAATTTCCATTTATAGGAGAAACACAAATGGCTATAAATAGTTCAAGAATTTCACAAAGACTTCTGGAAAGTTTTAATAATGAACCAGATACTACTCAGGTTATTAATGAATTATTAGAAGAATTAGAGAATAAAAATGATCCAGATCCAATTGAAATGAGACTAGTTCAAAATCTATATCATTTTCTTGAAAAATTAAAGATTCTTGAACATAATTTATCAAGTTACATTCAAGATAATAATAGGAATCTTCCTGGAAATAAATTAAGTTCTTTATATGAAAATCAAGAAAGTTATGGAACTAGTAAGATGTTTAAATAATAAATATAATTGGAGAAATATAAAATGTCAAAGATAAAACTTTTTCATATAAAATTATGGATTATAATTTTATATCCTATTTGGTCATTTATTATTAACTCCTTATATTGGTTATTTCATATTCATCAGCTTAAAAAAGTTCTGGTTATTAAAAAGAATAAATTACGTTCAAGTGTTCATTCTATTAAAGATGTTAAAAAAATTATGTCTAATTTCAAATGGACTAAAGATAATTTCAAAGATTGGACACCATGGTTAATAACAATTATAAATAGGGATTTAAAAGATGACTGTGATGGAGCTGCTATTTTAGGAAAGTGGTTATTAAAACAAATTAATATTAAATCTTCTATTTATTATTTATATGGAAAGAATTGTGGACATGCTATTTGTATATCTTCTGACAAAAGTCTTTTTATTTCTAATCATCAAGTTTTATATCTCACAAAAATTAATTGGAAACATAAAATTTTAAAAAGATTTGATTATAAATATAATCAAATTGTTAAAGGTTGTTTATGAAGAAATTACTTTTAGAATCCGAAGGTTTAGAAAAAGAAGCTAAAAGTTTAAAATATGAATTATCAAAACATATAGATATTAATAAATTTAATAATAAAAAATCATTAAAAACTTTAGCTTCTGATGCTGGAAAATTGGCTTATAGATTTGCAGTTTTAAATACAGAAATTACAAGAAAATATGAAGAAACTCTTAATGATTAAATTTTTAAAAAGAAAGGAAATATGTATGAAAACTTCTAAGAAAATTGAAATTATAGAAAAACTTGCTAATAAAGAAAATTGTGATGGAGAATGTAATTTAAAATATCCTTATGTTAAATGTTCAAAATGTGAATCTAGATCTTTTTTAAATAAATTAGATAATAATTTGTCTAATCTTATGTCGAATATAATAAAAAATTTAAAAGATTCACCACCGGAATTTAATAAAACTGTTGATGATAATTTTTGGGAGTTAATTTAAAATGAGAAATTTAAATGATAAAATACCAAATGCTCCAAATTTCAAATATAAAGAATTTGTATTTTCAAAAACTGCTATTGAAAAAAATATACTTAATATTCCTAATGAAAAACAATGGCAAAATATTGAAAAATTAGCTGTTAATGTTCTCCAACCAATTAGAAATCAATTTGGAAGGATATCTATATCGAGTGGATATAGGTCTATAAGGTTAAATAAAGAAATTGGTGGCTCTATATATAGCAATCATTGTAAAGGTGAAGCAGCGGACCTAAAATCTCTTGAGGGAGTCAATTTAATAGAAATAACTGAGTGGATATATAATAATTTATCATTTCGAGCTCTTATATTTGAATTTAATAAATGGATTCATGTTGTATATAGAGAAAATGAGAATATAAAAAAATTAAAATTAAAAGATAATGCTCATAATTATTCTAATATTCAAATTCAAGATTTAAAAAATTTATATACTTAAAATTCTGGAGATATTTATTATGAGTGATGGAGATAAATTACTAAGTCGAGATGATCTATTTTTATTAATGAAATCTTATGAAAATAGTGTTACATTAAATACAACTTTACTTGACCATCAAAAGCAAGTTTTAGAAAAACAAAATGCTATTCTCGATAAACAAAAAAATACATGTGAAGCTATTAATAAAATTTTAGATAAATTAAAAACTTTTGCAAATAATGGAATTGAAATGAAACAAGAAATGAGGGATTTAAAAAATAATTATTTAAAATCACAAAATTCTTCATCTTTAGAACATGTTAATCTTTCAAAAGAACATACTAAAATAAACATGAGAATATATTTAAGTTATGCTGGCCTTATAGCTATGATATTATCATTATTAACTCTTATTAATCAAACAATTACGAAATTTGATTTAATTGATTTAATTGCAAAACATTTAGGGGTAATTTAATATGATATATAAATTAGAAAGAAAAATGAATATATTTATTATTGATGATGAAAAAAGTATTTTAGAAAGTATTAAATTATTTATAGATAAAGATAAATACAATATTTATACTTTTAAAAATTCCAAAGATCTTTTAAATCATAAGTCATTACTCGAAGCTGATTTATTTATTATTGATATAAGATTAAAAGAAGAAAGTGGAATTAAATTATCTTTAGATTTACAAAATTTAGGACTTGGAGTTCCTCGTTTATTTATTTCAGGATTTTCTCAAGAAGAATTTTTTAAACAACTATCAAAAGATAAACATGAATATATTTATGACTTTATTTCAAAACCTTTTAATTCAATTTCATTTTTAAATCGTATTGGAATTCTTCTTAAAATATCTGCTTATCAAAAATATATGCATAATGATCAAGATAAATCGGAATCTATTTTATGGAATTTATTTATTAATAACTCAAAATTTTTTGTAATTTCAATTAATCAAAATTTTAAAATTAAAGCATGTAGTTCAAATTTAATTAAAACTTTAGAATATAAAACTAATGAAGTTATTGGTCAAAAATGGTCAAAGTTTATAGATTCTAATTTTGAAAAATATATTTATGACTTTAGAAAAAAATCAGATAAAACAAAATATTGTGAAGTTATGGGAAATATAATTAAAAATAATGGAGTTAATATTTCTATTAAATGGTTTATTTCTATAATTGATAATAATGAATTATTTAGTATAGGAACTCTTTTAACTCAAGAGATTCATCAAAAAGATAATTCAGAATCAATTCGTTCTTATTTTAAAAATATTTTAGAAAGAGATAGTTTAATGATTCAATCAATAAAACAAGAAATGATTGCTGTTTTATAAAAGATTTAAAAGGAGTAATACATTATGTCAATTGCAACTTTAAAGGACAAAATAATTACAAATTCAATGCCTCAATATACAATAGCAAAATGGCAAGATACTGAAGGAGTTTTATCAAATACAGATAGTACAAGTTTAATAGTTCTTGAATTACCCGGAAAATCAATTGATGAACCCTCTTATAGACAAGATCCTAAAAAAATTGTAAATGGAGTTTCATATGTAATTGAATTAATTGTCTTTAATATATCATGTCTTTCTACAAATTATAATGTAAGAATTTTAAATAAAAATGATATAACATTATTAAATACAATAAATGAAATTACTGTTTATTCAAATATTAATTTATCTAGTATTGATTCATCTTTTGATAGATTTATTATTAGAAATAGAGATGATTCATTAATCAATAGATTATATTTATATGTTGAAAATAATGATATAAATAATGATACTGGCCCAATTAATATTGAAATGGTATATTTAAATTTACAAGATAGATTATTTTAAAAAGGGATTTATAAAAATGAATATTAATAATTATTTAAATAATTTAAATAATGAATCTTTTATTATAACTGAGGATAAAGAAATTCAAAAAGTTACTAAAATTTTTAAACACATTCTTAGTAAATTTAAAGTAAGTGGTAAAAATAAAGCAGAAGTAAATAAAAAAATAAATGAAATTCAAAAAACTGAAAATTATAAGAAAGTTCAATTAGCTATAAAGAATTCCACTAAAGGTAATAAATTTAATGAATCAAGATTTAAAAAGGAAATATCAGATTTATGTGATTACGCAAAAGTTAATTTTTTTACTATTATTTTATCAATTTATTTTAGTATTAAAATGAACTTATCAAAGATACGTGGTGATTCATCTGGATTTATTTTATGGTTGTCATTATTATTCTCAGCATTATTGCAACTTCCAGGCCCAATATTTGTTAAACTTATTACGAAAACTGAAAGAAAACTTTCAGATATTCACAAAGAAATACAAAAAAGTAATACAAAATTAAACGATCAAATTGGGGCTTTATCAGCTATTTTAGCTGTAGGTTCATTTCTAGTAGTAGGTTTGTATGGTGGACTTATAGTTAGTGCAATTTTAACTATTTTAACAAGTTTAGCAAAATTTGTTTTTAGTATATACTTAGGAGTTAAATTAAATAGATGGCAATATTATGAAAAATTAGTAAAACAAAAAGTTAATGTTGAATCAAATTATACATCTATTGATTATATTGATACTCTTATCTTTATATCTTCATTAAGAGAAAATTTAGTTTCTTTAGTAACACCTATTGAATCAAAAGAATTTATTTTAAATCAAGCTTCTGATTATGAAATATTGCATTTTGTAATTGAAGGAAAATTCCCAAAAGTTAATGAAAAGAATTATGAAGATCTTCTTGAAATTTTAAACATTAGTCTTAATACTAATTTTGTTCCTATTGTAGAATCAAATATTTCAACAAGAGGGATAACTGCAGGAATTCTTTTAGAAACTATAATATCAAATTTCACATTCTCTAATATTATATTAAATGAAGCTACAATTGATTCTAATAAATTAAGTGATCTTGAAAAACTTGTAAAACAAGCAAAAAGAAATATGGCTAATGCAATGAAAAATAATTTAGCTAATGATAATAAAGAAACAAAAACTGCTTATACTAATGCAGGCACCGCATTTAATGATGCAAAAGAAAGATATAATCAATATAAAAGTACTGGAATTGATCCTGGAAAAAAAGCATTTAGTAAAGGGGAAAGTTATTCAAGAACAAACGCACAATCTTCAGATGAATGGCAATCATTTATAAACAAAGTTTATACGTTTAGTCCAAGTGGAGCAATTAAAAATATTTTAAGTAAAGTTTATGGAGCATCTAAACTTTCAAAAGTTGCTAATATAAGTCCAGCTCTTTCTGGATTTTTGATTACATTAACTGGAGTTGTAATAGCTTCTACTTTTATATTTGCAAGTTATAAAGCTTATCAAAGATTATTAGGAAACGCTGCTAATTTTTGTAGAAAAGAAAAAGTGGGAAAAAATACTGTAATATGTATGAAAAAATTTGAATTGAAAGGTATTAAAGAGAGAATAGTTGATTTAAAAAAGATTCTTTTCTATTGTGATAAATTAAAGAAACAAGAACAAAAACCATGTAAAATCACAATTCAATCAAAAATAAATAGTTTGAATAAAGAATTAAATGAGCTCCAATCATATTTAAAATAGGAGAAGATTAAAATGAATAATAAATTTTGGATTAATGTCGGGAAGAAAATAATTGAAACTTTTATTTCAGTTAAAGTGTTAACTATAATTGCTTTATTGACAATATCCACTAAATTAGTTTTATTGAATCTTATGACAGGTGGTGAATGGGGTGCAGTTAATGGTGGAGTTATATCTTGTGTTTATGCTTTAAGAGAAGGTTTTAAGATTTCAAAAGTTAATTCTAAAGATGATTCTAAAGACATAAAAGCATAAATAAGGAGTGAATTAATGAAAACTATAATTTATGGATTTTTAGGTTGTGGTACTTTAGCAACTTTAGGTTTTTTTATATCACAATTTTTAGGAAAGAAAAGTAATATTCAAAGTATTATTCATTCAGTAACTCAAAAAATAGGAAAGGATAATATACAAAAAATTGAAGAAAAACAAAAACCATTAATAAAAAAAATTGAAAACAGTGAAAAGTTAACAGAAAATACTAAAGAGAAAATAAAAGAAATTAAGAAAAAAGCAAATAAAGAAATAGTTGAAATTTTAAATGATGATAAAGGTTTTCCCGAATTATTAGAAGAGGAGAATGAATTATGGTGAATTTTAAAAAATTATTAATTATTGTTATAATAATAATATGTTTTCTTTTTACAAGTTGTGCTCCAGCTAAATTTACACCTAAAACATTACCTAATCTTAAATTTGAAAAAACTCCATCATATTCAGTAGATTTATCTTCTATTATAAAACCTGATAAACCTATTTACATTTGGATGGATGAAAATTTTAAAGAAGTTCCAAAAGATCAAGCTAAATATTTAATTCTTACAAAAAAAGAATATGCAAAATATGTCACTCAACTTAAAATTAAAAATACATATAAAGATATTATAGGACAACAAGAAATATTAATTAATCAATATATTGTTACAATAAATTCTCTAAAAGAATATATTACATTAGAGAAATTTAAAGTTGAAGAATACAGACAGTTGTGGATAGACTCCGAAAATGCATATAGATATGAAAAACATTTACATAAAATTGATAATGCAATAAATAAAGGAATGTTTATGAGTATTTCTATTGGTTCTTTAGTAGCTGCTATTTTGATTGTATTATGAAAAATATAGAACAAATAATAGAACAAATAATAAAAGAAAGGATTATATATGAATTACGAAATTCAATTAAATAAAATTTTAAAAGAGAATATGACAGAAAGAGGATTTAAACTTTGGAAAGGAATTTTTAAAATAGCTCCAAATATTATGAATAAACCATCTTCTTCAACTAAAAAATATCATAAAAAAGAAAATGGTCAAGTTACAAGTATATCAGAACATACTTTTGAAATGGTATATGCTTCATTAAAAATTTTGAGTATGTTTAATATTAAAATAAAAACTTCTCGATGTGATATGATTTTGTTAATGATTAGTTTACATGATATTCTTAAATATGGAAATTTTGGAAATCGAAGACATACAGATCCTCAACATGATAATCTTGCCGGTAATTTAATTTTAAATAATGAAAAAACATTTCGAAAACTTTTTAATGAAAAAGAATATCAAATTTTAGAAGAAGGTGTTAGATTTCATAGTGGAAAATGGAGTACAGATTGTGAAGATATAGACAAATTTAATTTTAAAGATTTTAATTCTGAAACTTTATTTATTCATATGTTAGATATGATGTCTACAAAAAATCTTATAAAAGTTTGGAAACAAGATTTATGTAAAGAGGAAACTTAAATGACTTTAGCTTTGACAAATTTGGTTCCAGAATTACAATATTGGGTTGAGCATTTTATTACTAACTCCTCAGTTAATAAGTTTCAATTTTTATCTCCAGTAAAATTAAATCCATTATACATATTATCAAAATCTTTTATAGAACTTTTATTTAATGAAAATTATGAATATACTGAATATTTTTATAAATATACTGAAGATACTAATAGATATGCTTGGCCACAAACTATTCAATCCCGACTTCTTATATATCCAACTTCAGCAAAATATTTTAAAATAGATGAATCAGGAACTAATAATATTTTTAATTTACAAAATGAAGATTTAACATTATTAAATGCTTTACTTCAATATAGAATTGATTCAACTTCAGTTACTATAATTGATTCAACTTCAGTTAATTTTATAGACAATATTTTATATACTTCTTATTCAAATATTTCTTCAACTTTAGCAAAACTTATTTTTCTCTATTTAGATTTAAAAATATATGGAAGAATTACTAATTATAATAATCAAATAACAATCGCTTCATCTACAAATATTTTAGAAAATATATATGAGTCTTATATTTTAGATGAGATATTTAAAGTTACTTCAATAAGAGGAATATAAATATATGTTTACACTTGATGATTTTTGGAAAATATTTGAAGTAATAAAAGGAGAGGATGAAGTCTCTGATTTTTCAGAAATTATTAAATCAATAGCTAAATCAGAAAAAGGAAAAGCAACAAGGTTATTTTCCAATACTCTCGATCAAGTTTCTTTTAGTTCAAATGATTATTTAAAATTTAGAAATTTTTTGATTAATTGGTATTCATCATTAAAAACAATTACTTCAATACAATCAAATATTTCTGATCCACATGCACTTCCAAATGATCATTTAGATGAATTATTTCGGAGTTTTGGTTTTTCATATTCTTCTAATATTTTATCTTTACCTAGTTCTCAATATGTAGTTAATCAAAGTAAAGTTAATTTATTTTTAGATCTTGTTAATTTATATAAAATAAAAGGAACTCCAGCTTCTATAATTAAAGTTTTATCTTATTATGGATTAACAGATTTAGATATATTCGAATTTTGGCTTGAAAAAAAATCGAAGAGTGATCTTATTTTTCGAGGAAAAATTATATCTCAAAACACTCTTTATAAAGATGATTATATAATTCCATTTGAATCAATGGTAACTGATGATCCTCATTGGATGTTAACTAAAGAACAAATTTTACAATCAGATTCAATTAATAAAATCAATTTACCATCAAAAACTCCATATTTTGCTATTCGTTTAACTTATAATATTAAAGAAATTAGAGTATTTATTTCAATTATCTCAAGAAAAATTCAAGATCAATATCAAGAATTTAGTAGTAATGGAGAAATAGATGAACAAAATGCAAAAATTACAATTTATGGAGGCACTTATTCTTTCTTAGAATTATACCTATCCGCTGTATATATTTTTAATAAATTATATTCATCTGAAATTCTTGAGTCTTCATCTACATTATTTACATGTTATAATGGAACAAGTTCTGATTATACTGAAATTATAGAAGAATATAATAATTTTTTTACTTATTTACCATTAACAAGAAATGAAAAAAAAATTAAAACTGATGAATTTTATTTGAAATTTACAAGAGAAAAATCCAGTAATTTTTTACAAACAAAAGATTCAGCTGGAGAAGTTTTAAAAATTATAAATGTTGATTTATATAATTATTTAAATGCACATTTTATTAAAGGAGATAATACTATTCTTATATCTCTTTTAATAGATTTAGGAGATTGGATTAAAAATTTTATTGGCCCAAATTATATAAATATAGCTTATGTTGTTCTTGGGTTAGTTATATTTATAAAAGATATAGGAGATATAGTAAATTTCTTTAAACCTTATCATGCAAGAATGAAAAGTTTAGAGTTAATTGATATTAATAATAAATTAACTGAATCTATAAGATTAGATGATAATTTAAAAAATGTAGATTCTATAGATCCAATTGTTGATTATTGTACTGCAGATGGAGATTTACTTGATTCAACTTCTCTTATTAATTGTGGTAATTTAATATGTCCAGATTCAACGTCATCTTTTTGTTGGGGTTATAGACGTGATACTTATGATTGTGGATCTTATTATGACATTGGAGTTTGTTGGGATAATGAAATTATTATATGTGAAGATCTTATATTAGATGGAGTTTATTGTTTACCTGATGGAACTGCTGCTATTGATTATGGATACACTTTAATGGATTCAACATCGTTTGATTCAACTGAAATTTCTACAGTTTGGGTATCTTCAGGATTTTGTGATTTTGATGAAGAAGGTGTTTTTGATTGTATAACTGGAGCAGATGTATGTCAAATTTCAGTTGAAGAAATTTGAAAAATAACTAATATTAATTATTTTTTAGAACAAAATATAAAACTTAATGGGGATACTATAAAATTATGATTAATAATAAACAAAAAGATTTTTTAGTTCAAATTGAAGATCATTATGGAGATGAATGTTTTGATGATTCTCATTGTCAAATTAAGCAAAATTCTAGAAATCCTCAAGGTTTTGTTGAAGTTTATGAATTGGATAAAAATGAAAAAAAACAATTAGTTGGAAAAAGTAATCTTGTAGTATGTGTAGGGAGACAATTGCTTTCAACAAAATTAATGAATATTAATAATTCTAATATTGATACAGATAAAAATGAACATCTGTATTGGTTCGGTCTTGGAGATGGTGGAAAGGATCCTGCAGATCCTTTTAATCCCAATCCCCCAACTAATTCAGATACATATCTTAACAATAGTATACCTATAAGTTTAATAGATACAACTTGTGGGGATTTTCATGATGGTGCTTATTATAAAAAACCATTTGAATCTGTTAAATATGAAGAAGATCCAGCAAATGATAATTCTTGGTTATTAACTAAAATTACGACAATTATTGGATCTAATGATGCTAATGGATATCAACTTTCTGAAGCAGGAATGTTTACATCTTTAAGTGGAGAAGCTGGTTATAGTCCAGGAAGTTCAAATTTTCATTTATTTTCTCGAGTTACATTTCATGTAATAATGAAAATAAGCTCACGAAGATTAATTTTTGTATGGTATTTATATTTTTAAAAAGAATGCGTTGCGCCGTTCGTTTTAAAAATGGGGACAGAGTTTGGCCACTTTGGAGAAACTTTCCTTGCTCAAAAGGTTTCTCCTAACCCTTTTTAATTTTTTTAGCAAGGAGGAAATTAAAAAATGGAGAATCATAAAGTTAGATGTGAAATTTGTAAAAGAGAGTTTAAGAATGTTATAGCAATATCAACACACATACATCAAACCCATAAAATAAAATCGAAAGATTATTATGATCATTATGTTAAAACTAATTCAAATGATGGAATATGTAAAATGTATACAAAAGTTTCATCATGTAAAAAACATACAAGATTTATTTCTTGCATAACTGGATATTCAGATTTTTGCTCTGCAAGATGTTCAACTTTATCCGAAGATACACAAAAAAAGAAAGAAGAAACTTGTTTAGAAAAATATAAAACTAAACATCCGATGAAGAATAAAGTAGTTATAACTAAGTTTAAAACTACATGTTTAGAAAAATGGGGAGTTGACAATCCTCAAAAAGTTAAAGAGATAAATCAAAAAACTATAAAAACACAAGAGTTAAAATATGGTGGTTGTGGTTTAGCTAGTTTAGAATTGGTGAAAAAAACTGAAAATACCAATTTAAAAAAATATGGTAAGAAAAATTATTTTAGCACTGAAGAATTTAAAATTAAAAGAGAAGAAACTTGTTTAAAAATATATAAAACAAAACACCCAATGCAAACTGATGAAGTTCAAGAAAATTATAAACAAACTATATTAGAAAATAATAAAATTAACCCAAATCGAATAAATGAAATCAAAGAAAAACAAAGGCAAACTTGTTTAAAAAATTTAGGTGTTGAAAATCCAATGTACTCGGATAAAATTAAAGAAAAAGTTATTAAGAAAAAAAAAGATAAATTTATAAAAGAATTAGGCAAATATTTAGAATATTTAAAAATAGAACTTTTAGACAAAGAATATATAAATGCGGGATTCAAACATAATTGGAAATGTTTAAAATGTAATACTAAATTTAAACAAATTTGGAATGAAATTCAACAAGGATATCTTTGCCCAAAATGTTATCCAAGAAATGATGGAACTTCTTTAGCAGAAAAAGAAGTTTATAAATTTATTTGTGAGTTAATTGGAAAAGATAAAGTTGAACATAATTGTAGAAATTTAATTAAAAATCCTAAAACTAATTATTTTTTAGAAATAGATATTTATATTCCTTCTTTAAAAATTGCAATTGAATATGATGGATTATATTATCATTCAGAATTGAGATCAAATGATCCTAAAAATAATCATCTTCAAAAAACGAATTTATGTAAAGAAAAAGGAATTCAATTAATTCATATTTTTGAAGATGAATGGACTTTTAAAAAAGAAATAGTTAAATCAAGACTTAAACAAATTTTAAGAATTAATCAAAATGTTGTAAGAATTCATGCAAGAAAATGTAAAATTAAAGAAATTGACCCAAAAATAAAAAATGAATTTTTAGAAGAATTTCACATACAAGGAAAAGATGCATCTAAAATTAAACTTGGAGCTTTCTATGAAAATGAATTGATTTCAGTTATGACTTTTGGAAAAGGAAACATTTCTAAAGGTTCGAAAGCAATTGAAGGAATTTGGGAATTGAATCGATTTTGTTCAAACTCTAATTATCATATTCCAGGAATTGCAGGAAAGTTATTAAGTCATTTCAAGAAGAATTTTGAATGGAAAGAAATATTTAGTTACGCTGATAGAAGATGGTCTACAGGAAATCTCTATTACAAATTAGGATTTGAATTAGATCATATTACTAATTCTAATTATTGGTATATTAAAAATTTCCAAAGGATTCACAGATTTAACTTGAGAAAAAAACCAAATGAACCTAAAGATATTTCTGAATGGATTCTAAGACAAAATGAAGGTTTTACAAGAATTTGGGATTGTGGAAATTTAAAATTTAAAATAATTAATATATAGATTTAAAAGAAAGGTGATTTATTCATAGAGAAACAATTAAATTAGATTAAATTAAATAAGGAGGAATAGTTATGGCTATCTCACCGGGAGTTTATACGAAGATAATAGATCTCAGCACATATGTAGAGAATGTTCCTGGAACTATAGGAATGATTGCTGCTTTAACTGAGAAAGGACCTGACAATGAACTAACATTTGTCGGGAGTCGTTCAGAATTAATTTCAAAGTGGGGAGAGCCCTCGATCCAAACATATGGAAAAAACTTTGGTCAGGGCCCTTATTGTGCATATAATTTTCTCGGAGAATCTGGTTCTCTATACTTTTTACGATGTCTACCGGATGATGCAACTTTCGCTAATATCAGATTAGATGTTGCCGAAACAGATACTACATCATCTATAACTATAACTTATGTAGATAGTTTAAATACAAAAGTAGAAATTGACTCAAATATTTCAACTGCTGCAGCAGCTTTATGTTTCTTATATCCAATAGGAAGAGGAGAATATTATAACAATATTGGTGTTAGATTTACTGAATATTCTAATCCAATGGTTGATGGTGTTTATGTAATGGATATTTATGAACGTCAAAGTGATGGTGATGATGTTATTATTGAATCATTTGATGTTTCTTTTGATCCTAAATCTGTTGATACGAGTGGAGATTCTCTTTTTATTGAATATATTTTAAATATGTATTCTTCCGTTCTTAGAGCAGATATGACAAAAACAAATGAAGATTGGTCTGATGGTTTTAATACTGTATCTA